AGCTTACGCTCAAGGTGGTGTAGTTAACGGAACTACAGCTTTCCCGATGACTACCGGTATCGGTATAATAGGTGAAGCTGGTCCTGAAGCTATTATGCCACTAACTAGAATGTCAAATGGTGACCTAGGCATCACTTCAGAGACGGTACCTATGAACGTTACCATCATAAACAACACACCGGATAACGTATCTACATCTCAAGATGATGAGGGAAATCTTAGAGTGTTAATAGAGCAAACCGAAGCTGCGATAGCTAACGGTATACGAAGGGGTACTTCAATTGTAGGAGCATCCATTCAGTCAACTTATGGGGTATCAAAATAATGGCTATATCAGAAGAACTTAAACGGTTATACACATCGAACGACGTGGGAGTGAGATACTACGATACACTGGAGTTGAGTCACTCCGAATTTAGTCAGGTTTACTATCTGGTGAGAGATTCTAAAGCTCACACCTGGAACTTAGGTGGACCGGATGCAGTTTTCCAACCCTACCCTTTCGAACTGGTACTTCCTGAAGTAGGTAGTTCACAACAGGATATAACTATAACTCTGGATAACGTGAGCCGAGTAATGACCAGAGAGATGGAAAACGCTAGTAAGAATATACGAGAGCCTATAAAAGCCGTATACCGAGTATACATGGATGGTTTAACGGAGTCGCAAATTTACCCGATGAGTTTATTACTCTCGGATGTTGTGGTAAACGTATTTAGCGTAGCCGCTACAGCCTCACGCCCCAGCTTATACGAAAAAGTTGTACCTTCGGGTATTCACTCAACGTACGATTCAAGATTTAAAGGATTATGGTTATGACATTTTACGACAAGGTAAATGAAGTTATAGGACAACCGTACGATTGTGAGAACAATCACTGCTGGCATTTAGTAGAGCATTTGGTACCGTGGGCCCCCAGAGTAGAGATAGAGGCAGCTAACCTCACCACATCGGTTAAAGTGATAGGTAGAGAATTAGAGCGCTCAGAGCTTCAAGAAATAGCTCCATCGGATTTAAGAGATGAGGACATAGTGGTACTAGGTAGAGGTGGTACGTTTCACCATGCTGGAGTATTCTGTAACGGGGGTATAGTACACGCCGATTCTGTAGGTACGATATGGCAGTCACTCAACGACATCAAGCGAACCTACCCAGATATAAAAGGATTAAGATCATGAAGATTATAGTCGAGACTAGCATACTAAAGCTAGAAGACCGGTCATTGAGAGAAACAGAGCACTCCTCTGTTATAGGGTACTTACTGGAGTATCACCCTAAAGGGTTCGATACCTCATTTTTTGTTACTATAAATGGTAAGCAAATAGACGTCGATGACTATGACACCCCACTTAAAGACGGGGATATAGTAGCTATATTAACTCATCCCGGCGTAGCGCCATCGGTTTTTGCTGCTTTAAGTGGTTTCTGGGCTTCCGTAGCTGCGGCTGTAGTTAATATAGCTATATCGATGGCTGTGGGTCAGATATTCAAACCCAAACAACCTGGAGACCAATCAACGGACTCAGCTCAGAATGCTTCACCTAGTACGATATACTCTTTGAACGGTAATCAGAACACCGCTAGACGTGGTGGAATTATTCCTGTGATATATGGGAGAGTTAGGTTGTACCCTAGTTTGATAACTGAACCTTATTATAGATTTGAGGATAACGAGGAATACCTGTACCAAACCATGTGTGTAGGTCACGGACTATTCGACCTTCAAAAAGTATTAATAAACGATTCGGCTTCCACGGATTTTCTTGCCGGTACGTTCAAATACAAGCAACTTACTAACGAGGATTTTGGCTCTATAGATGGTATACGGACGACAGTAGAGGACCCCAACTATCACGAGCTAACTAAGACTTTTCCGGATATAAGTAATCTGGAGATAACTGGAACAGTAACTAGCTCAAACATCCCATTAAGTTTTAACGATGACACTATAACTTTCCACCCTATAAAAGGTCAAACAGAACCTGACTTAAGTATGTTGGAGGCGGGTAGTACTATTCGCATAGCTAATACGAGAGATAACGATGGTTTGTATATAATAGATTTCATGAGAGGAAACGAGGCCGTAGTTAAGGATCATATTTTCGTCGTCGAACCATCAGAGATTGACGCTAAAACATATGAGTGGACTTCTCTATCCTACTACGAAAAAATAAACGAGCTATTCACCTCAGATGGACCTGATGGTATGTATTTCGATTCACGCCAGTCTATAGACTTAGGTGAGGGTACAGTGTTTACTATCGAAGGGACCACCACATCACCACCCGGTACAGTGTTCACCGTAATAGCAGAAGACGACGACGTCACTAATATATATCCATACCTGGTTTACTCAATTTTCTCTGAGGGCTCCACAACTTTCTCTCCCGTAGCCCAAACCTGCGAGACGTCTTTTCGCTCATCTTTTGGTCCTTATCAAGTTAAGGGCCTTAAATCTGAGACTATAGAGATGATAGAAATAGACACACAGTACTTAGGTGGTATATACGCTTTATACGAGGGTCAGTCAGGTTTCTTCGCTCACTCAGTTCAGTACAATCTGGTTATTACTTACCAAGACGACGTGTACGGTGATGGGTCCATTACTTACCCTATTATACAATCAGGCCGCTCGAATGACCCTATAAGAAGATCAGACAGATATAGTATATCACCTTTGTGGTATAATGTTAGGGTGGAGTTCATGAGAATAACAGATGAACCTGCATCGAATCAGGGGTATGACAAGATAAACTTAAGATCCCTTAAAATGCTTTACACTCCTAAAGACAATTCGGATCTAGGTAACATCACTTTACTGTGGGCTAAGGTCAAAGCAACCAATGCCATAAGTAGTAAAGGTCAATTCTCCATCAACGCTTGGGCACGTAGAACCGACGTAGCAAACGATATAGCTTCGGTTATAACAGATCTGTACTCTTCAGCTTCTTACGGGGCTCGGTTAAACGCTTCGGATCTAGTATTCGAAGATCCTTCAACTTACCCAGAGGTGAACGGAGCTATAGATGCTGTAGCCTCTCTGTTCGACGTTATTCAAATGATAGCTAAGTCCGTCAGGTATACACCTATACTAGTAGGTCACACTATGGAGTTAAGGGAAGACAAGCCTCAAGTAATTCGTACAGCTTTGTTTAATGAGACCAATATGATACAGGACTCCCTAAAGATAACTTACCTGTTTGAGGACAGTTTCGAGTACGACAGTTTCGAGGTGTCTTATAGAGATCCTATAGACTTCAGTGAGCAAAGCGAGATATACCCACTTAACGGTATAAACCCATCAACACTAGAGCTTTGGGGATGCTTAGCCTCCACGGAAGCTTCTGCGATGGCTTATTACATGTATAACCAGTCAGCTTCTAGACGTAAAACTATTGAGTTCGTTACAGATGTCCAAGGCTTGGTACCTAAATTCTTAGATAGAATAGGTGTGAGTCACTCAATGCCTGACTGGGGTGAAAGCGGTCAACTAGTAGGTATATCCGGTAACTTATTAACCATACACTGCGCAGGCGACATATCATTATATGATGCTATTGTATTTAGATCGCCTGAGGGTTCTTCTTCTATAATATTCGCGTATACAACGGTTTCAGCTACTCAGATTGAAGTTGATGGTGTTTTACCTACGTGGCTTTATGTAGGTGAAACTTATGACAGTACTTTCTTTAGCGTAGGCCTTAGAGATACCTTCATTCACGATTACTTAGTTACGGGGATCAAACCAGCCGCCAATGGTGAGGTAACTATATCAGCAGCTAACTACGATGAAACTATATACCCATCAAGTGGAGCTAGAGCTTTCAGAGCTTCGGATGATGAGTTATTAAACGTTAAGTGTACTTGGTTGGAACCTAGTACAGGGTCTAATTTCGTTCATAAGCTGTACGAGGAAGGTATAGAAATAGCTTCAGGTATAGTTTCACCTTATGATCACGTAGTTAGCCCAGGTACTCGATCTTATAGATTAGGTAGTACACCTGCAGTAGGTTCGGAGGCTTTCAGTATATCCGACAATGGGACCTCTTTAGATCCAGGTGATGTACCTCCTTTACCTCCAACCGATTTTACAGTATCGTCGGATCGCTACAACGCGTTATGGATAGACTTTACCGTTTCTCCTAACGCCGATTCCCATATGTTATATGTGGACGGTGAGAATAGAGGCTATATAACTCCTGGTAGATTAATAAGACAAACCCCGGGACCAGTTATTGCCAGTGTAGAGGCTGTAAACAAATGGGGTACATCTAGAAGTGAACTAGCTCAAGGTGAATCGTTAGCTCACCCGGATAATCCGGATTCAATAACTGACTTCACGGCTAGCCAGGATAGTTCAGCTTATGTACAGATGGATTGGACTCCAACGACAAGCCCTGACGGTAGTGATATTAAATACGACCTTTACTCCAAGGAAGGGTCAGCTTACTACTTAGAAGTGGAGGATATAAACCCTTTATTCAACTACGGTATATCTTGCGGTAGACCTAAAACGTACGTACTGAGAGCGTACACGGGGAACAACGGTTACACTCTAAGTAACTCAGATGTCGGTATCCGCATATGTTTAGGCGCCCCTCCTTTTGTGGAGTTCTTCGCTTCAATTGATTTGGAAGATAAAGTACAGTTTTCTTTTCTTCCTATATCTAACGGAGTAGCTTATACTTACGAGCTCTGGGAAGGCACTGTAGTAGGTGAATTACTCCATAAATTAGAGGATGATATTCCTTCGGACTATTCGTTAGTTCCTTCATCGTGTGATACTTGGCGTACTTATTGGTTAGTCGTTGTCGATACCGAAGCGTCGATATCTACCCCAAGTAATAAATCTTTAGGTAAGATGGTTTGCGGATCTTACGATTCCATCACGGATTTTGAGGCTACTACTGACCTAGTTGGAGATATAGTTGTAACCTGGTCAGAGTTCACTTCACCTCCAAATCCTGTACGATACGATTTATATAAAGTAGGGGACTTCTTAGTAGCTTCAGGTATATCTTCAGGAGATTCAGTTCCTGATCTAGAGTGTAATGAGCCGGCTTTGTACAGTATACGAGCAGAGGATGATGTAGAACCTAGGACTATATCTAGTAACCAAGACTTAGGTACAGCCTTATGTAATGTTAATAGCCCATCGGCTATAACGGATTTCGAAGCTTCGAATAATGATCCGGATGCCGTAATAATGACGTTCACGCCAGCTTCACCTTCTAGTAACGTCCCTACGCATACGATCCGCCATGATTTATACTTAGAGAGC